CCATACAGATATACAAGGAAATTGGGGAGTAATTCCTTATATTACTTCAATATTGTATATGAATACCAATAATGGATATACTGAATTTGAAGATGGAACAAAAGTAGAAAGTGTTGCAAATAGATTTATTTCATTTCCAATTGAAACGAAACATCGAGGTACTTCTTGTACAGATGAAAAAGTTAGAGTAGTGATTAATTTCAATTATTTAACTTGACATTTTCGTTAAAACTTAGTATAATTATATAAAATGGAGTATAAATAGTGATGGAAACAAAATACAAATTATTAGTGAAAGAAGGTAGTTATGCTGAAGATTCACTAATAAAATTGATTTGGATTGTTTTAAAACATCGAGCCACACATTTCCTAAAAGGAGAGGGTTGGCACGATTGAGGTTGTCCATAGTGGAAACCTTAAACTTACCCATTGCCCGTGCTAGGGGATGGGGATTATTTTATAACCTTGCTTTATATAAGGAGGCAATATGGTAACATTAGCACATCACACAAATTTCACCGCAGGCGACCTAGAACGTTTTATGGGTCTATCCGTAGGATTTGACTCTATGTTCAATCGTCTGATGAACTTCCCTACTCAACAAGATACTGGATATCCACCATATAACATCCGAAAGGTGGATGAGTATAACTATATCATTGAGTTAGCCCTTGCTGGGTTCTCAGAAAATGATATCGAAGTTGAAGTTGCGGATGGTACTCTCACAGTTCGTTCAATCGAATCCAAAGATGCTTCGGATTCCCATTATGTGCATAGAGGAATTGCTCGAAGGGCATTCTCTAAAACATGGACTCTTTCTGATGACATGATTGTCAAAGGTGCAGAGTTCACTAATGGTCTATTGAACATTAGTTTGGAGAAAGTAGTGCCAGAGGAAAAGAAACCTCGTATCATTCCTATTTCATCACCTTCTGTGATTGAACATAAGAAGAAGTAATTTCTCCAAGCCCCTTCAAGGAATATATACTTTGAAGGGGTTTTTGTTTTTTTAACTTTTGAAGGAGAATAATATGATACCACTTGCAGGAATGCTATTCAATGTAGTTGCTGGATTAGTAGTTGATAAAGCTCAAGATCTGGCAGAAGAACACGTTGAAAAGATGATAGATGATATACTTCCAGACAACGCAAAAAAAGAATTAGATAAAATTATAAAGAGCGACAAGTCTCATACATTTGAGAATGCAAAAGATGCTCTTAAAGGTGCAGTAGAAGGCAAACTTCCTGTACAAATGAAAGATGGGAATTTTATGCCGATAGAGATGAAAGTTATTTTAAAATTTGATCCGTCTACAGGATCATTTGATGTTAGAAAAGAATAAAGGAATATCATGGCAAAAATATATCAAGGATATTTGACCAAGAATTTTTCATATCCAGAAATGATAAAGAGTTCCACAGCAGATAGACTTGGAATCTCAAATGATGCTACCAGAGAACACGTTATCAATCTGGTAAATCTTTGTAATTTTATATTACAACCAGTACGAAATGAGTTCGGGCCAATTCGTGTCAATAGTGGATATCGTTCTCCTGCACTTAATGCAAAAGTCGGCGGGTCGAAAACGAGTCAACATTGCAACGGAGAAGCAGCCGATTTTGAATCTTCACGAATATCGAATCCAGATCTCGCAGCATGGATTGCAAAACATTTGGAATTCGATCAGCTCATTTTGGAGTTCTACGATGGTGTAGATCCTAATAGTGGATGGATACATTGTTCTTATAAAAAGGACGGATCAAATCGTGGAACGACTTTAACAGCTCTTAGAGTTAAGGGGAAGACGCAATATAAAAAAGGTCTTCTCAAGTAAAGGGGGAGAATATGAAATATGTGTGGTTAGTTTACCTACAATTTTTATTTTTAATTGGGCAGTTTAATGGGAGAAAGAATTGGATTGACAAACACATTTTAATATGTTATAATAAGTTAGATAAGTTAGAAGTGAACTATATTAAATATCACAATTTTGATAAAGAATAGTTAATGAGTTTTTATACCAATGTCGCTGCACTAGGAAACAATATACTATTCAGAGGTATCTCTGATGATGGAAAAAGATTTAAAGATAGAATAGAGTATCATCCTACTCTATACATACCCACCAAAGAAGAAACCAAGTTTCGCACTCTGGAAGGTAAACCAGTTGGAGCAATTCAGCCAGGAACTATGAAGGAGTGCAAAGACTTTATTTCCAAATACAACGAAGTGGACAACTTCAGTATCTACGGAAATGATAAGTTTGAGTTTTCATTTATTGCAGAACATTTTCCAGAAGAACATATCGATTACGATTTCTCGATGATTAGGATTGCATATCTTGATATTGAGGTTGGTTCAGAAAATGGTTTTCCAAGTATCGAAAATGCAACTGAAGAAGTAACGGCCATCACTTTCAAGATTGATGGTAAGTGTTATGTTTTCGGTAGAGGTGAATTTGTTCATGATAGAGAAGATGTTTTCTATTTTCGGTTCGATTCAGAACGGGCACTTCTTCAGAAGTTCTTTGAAATGTGGGATAGGGAATCACCTGACATTATTACAGGGTGGAACATCGAAACATTTGATATTCCGTATCTTGTGAATCGTGCAAAAAGAATGTTCGATGAAAAGAAGAATCCTTATCGATTACTTTCGCCTTGGAGAAAGGTTAGAGAGTACATGATGTTTGGTATGGGTGGAAAAGAACTTCAGGCCTATTCTATTATGGGTGTGGAGACTCTTGACTATCTTTCGACATATCGTAAATTCACATACATCAATCAAGAGTCATATCGATTAGATCATATTGCTCATGTAGAATTGGGTGAAAGTAAGTTGGACTATTCGGAACAGGGCTCTCTCCATTTACTTTACAAAAACGATTATCAAAAGTTCATCGAATACAACATCAAGGATGTGGAATTGGTAGAACAACTTGAGGGTAAGATGAAACTACTTGAGATGGTTGTGTCACTTGCATATCTCAGTAAGGTAAATTATCAGAATACATTTGGTCAAGTACGAATGTGGGATTCTCTGATTTACAATAATCTTCTCAGGAAAAATATTGTCATTCCGCCCAAGACAACTTCTCACAAATCTTCTCAATTTGAAGGTGCATATGTGAAAGAACCAATTCTTGGGGCTCACAATTGGGTTGTGAATTTTGATTTGAATTCTCTATATCCTCATCTGATTATGCAGTACAATCTTTCACCAGAGACATTGATTACGGATGAACTTCCAAGTGAGTTACAGGAAATCAAAGATGCCCGGCCAGGAGTGGAAGGATTGTTGGATCAAAATATTGATTTGGAAAATCTGAAGAAATACAAATTGACTTACACTCCAAACAACGAATTCTATCAGATCGGAAAACAAGGGTTTCTTCCAGAGATGATGCAACAGATTTATAATGATAGGGTGAAGTTCAAAGGCATGATGATCGATGTGAAGAAAAAGTTGCAGAAGGAAAAGGATTTCAACGAAAGAAAAGAGTTGCAGAAATTGATTTCCAAGTATCATAATATGCAACTCAATCTGAAGATTACTCTCAACTCTGCATTTGGTGCGATGGGAAATCAACATTTCCGATTTTTTGATCAGAGAGTTGCAGAGGCCATTACTACTTCTGGACAATTATCTATCAAGTGGATTGAGAAAGAGATCAATCGATATCTCAACGAAATTCTCAAGACTGATGAAGATTATGTTGTGGCCGTAGATACAGATTCAGTTTACATTACTATGGATAAACTGGTTCAATCTGTTTACGGCGATAAAGATGTAGACAAGACTAAAGTTATAGATTTTCTTGATAAGGTTTGTTCTGAACAAATGGAAAAAATAATAGACAAATCCTATGAGAGATTGAAAGATTATATGAATGCATATGATCAGAAGATGGTCATGAAACGAGAGAATCTTGCAGATAAAGCACTCTGGACTTCCAAGAAAAGATACATTATGAATGTGTATGATTCTGAAGGAGTGAGATATGAAGAACCACAACTCAAGATTATGGGTATTGAGGCCATTCGTTCTTCAACTCCTGCTGCTTGTAAACAGAAGATGAAGGACATATTCAAGATCATTATGAATGGTACTGAAGAAGATGCAATCAATTATATCGATGAGTTCAGAAAAGAGTTCAGTACATTAAATGCAGAAGATGTTTTCTTTCCAAGAGCAGTCAGGGGAATCGACAAGTATTTTGATGCAGCCCATCTCTGGAAGAAGGGAACACCTATTCATGTTAAGGGTGCATTGTTGTATAACAAACTATTAAAAGACAATAAATTGTTAGGGAGTTATCCTCAAATCCAAGATGGAGAAAAGATTAAGTTTGCATATCTCAAGAAACAAAATACAGTTGGTGGAGAAGTGATTGCAATACTTAATCAGTTGCCTCCAGAGTTGGAATTGCAAGATTATATAGACTATGATAAACAATTTGAGAAATCGTTTATCGAACCAATGAGTTCAGTCATGAATGCAGTTGGTTGGAAGACAGAACACATTTCAGATCTTTCAGAGTTTTTTGGTAGTTAGATGATATTTGGGTTACTCACTTTATTTGTTGCACTTGCGATTTCAGCAGTTGCAGCATATTATTCAATTGTTGGTCTAATGGCCATCTTTGCGGGGGCCAAACTTGCAATCGCAATAATGGGGGTTGTCCTTGAAATCGGAAAACTTGTAGTTGCATCGTGGACATTTCAGAATTGGAAAACGAGTCCTTTATCTCTAAGAACTTATTTTATATTGGCAGTTATTATATTGATGCTGATAACTTCTCTAGGTATATTTGGATTTTTGTCACGAGCACATATTACTCAATCTAGTCCTACTGGATTAATACAAGAACGAATAGAACGAATAGATCTTAAAGTCGATCAACGACAAACTCAAATAGATCGATATCAAGGAAGACTGAATACTCTAGATCAGGCACTTCAGAGATATATCGAACTTGGTGCAATCAGTAAAGGATTGAGAAAAATAGGAGAGATGGATAATGAAACTGCTCTCTTGAAAACAAAGATCGAAGGATTGGAAGATGAGATAGATGGTTTATCGGATGAGAAGTATGAATTGAAAACAGAACTGAATCTTGCAGAAGTGGAGGTTGGCCCAATTCGTTATGTAGCGAGTATGTTATATGATGATGTAAGTGAGTCGCAACTTGAAGAGGCTGTCCGTTGGATAATCGTACTTCTCATCTTTGTATTTGATCCACTTGCAGTTGTCCTTGTGATTGCTGCAAATATATCGTTGAGGGATTATCGGAAAGAAAAAAAGATGGCAACAAAGACTGTTACAGTAATGCCTGACCTATCCGATAAGGAAATCATTGACAAGGAGAATGTTTCAGAATATTCCGATGATGAAGGAAATGATTTCAAAATTTTAACATGGGATATGTTTAAAAAACTATCAAAGAAAGGTGACAAATGACAGAAGAAAAAGAATCTGGTGCAGAAGATAAAGACGAGTTGTTAGATAAAGGGATTAAAATTTTTATGGGTGATGTTAATATGAAGACAATGGAGCCCATAATTGAATGGATTCTTGCAGCAAATCTTTCGTGGAAGAAAAATCAAAAAGAGTTGACACTTGCTATATGTTCTCCTGGCGGAGACTTGAATGCGTGTTTTGCACTTATAGATGTTATGCAAGGGTCAAGAATTCCTATTCGGACAGTTGGAATGGGAATGATTGCATCATGTGGTCTTTTGATGTTTATTTCTGGAACAAAGGGTAGGAGAATTCTTACACCAAATACTTCAATTTTGTCTCACCAATATTCATGGGGGTCTTATGGAAAAGAACATGAATTGTTTGCGACAGTAAGAGAATATGAATTGACTACTGAACGAATGGTCAATCATTATAAAAAATGCACAGGGTTGGAAGATAAAATGATAAGAGAAAAATTACTTCCACCAAGTGATGTGTGGCTCGATGCAAAAGAGGCCAGAAAATTAGGAATTTGTGATCATATACAAGAGATGAAAGGTTTGTATGAGTAATTTTATGAAAGAACTTGCAAAGTCAGCAGGAAACGAATTTGCAAGTTTGGTTGATGATGGAATATTTGGGGGTGATGTAGAAAATTATGTTGATACTGGATCATATGTTTTCAATGCACTTCTTTCTGGATCTATCTATGGTGGACTTCCTGCAAACAAGATAACTGCAATTGCAGGAGAAAGTGCAACTGGTAAAACCTTTTTCACTTTAGGATTAGTTAAACGATTTCTAGATATGAACGAAAAAGCAGGAGTGATTTATTTTGAATCGGAATCTGCATTGACAAGTGATATGTTGAAAGATCGTGGAATAGATGTGAAAAGAGTTATTCACATTCCAGTTTCTACAGTTGAAGAATTTCGACATCAGGCAGTTAAGATACTGGAAAAGTATGGAGAAGAAGCAGAACCCCGGCCACCATTGATGTTGTGTCTGGATTCTTTAGGAATGTTGTCTACAGAAAAAGAATTGAACGATATGTCAGATGGTAAGAATGTCCGTGATATGACAAAGGCTCAAGTTCTCAAGGGAACATTTCGGGTACTGACATTGATGCTTGCAAAAGTAAATGTTCCGTTCATTGTAACAAATCATGTTTATGACCAGATTGGTTCGATGTTTCCACAAAAAGTGATGGGTGGTGGATCTGCGGTTCAGTATGCAGCATCTTCTATCGTTTTCCTGTCAAAGAGAAAAGAGAAGGATGGAACAGAAGTTATCG